GTGACTGTTGCGACGGCGTGACGACTTACACGCCCACCCACTGGATGCCCCTGCCAGACCCGCCAAAAACCCCTTGACAAGCCCCCGCCGGGCTTGTAGCGAGGGAATATAACTCACAATTGCGCCCGGAGCCGGAAAGGCTATCTGGCTTTTTCATGGAGAAACACGATGGGCACGAAAAAGAAGGGCGGCAAGAAGTCCTAATGGGCGGTCGCACAAGCGCGACCCGTCCAAAGGGCAATGGCCCCGGCCTCGGCGGCCCGGCCAGCAACACACCCGCACAGGGCGCAGGCTACGGGCCAGGCGCAGGCCCGGCCAAGGCGTTTACCAGCGAGCAGCAGCCGACCGGCGAGGCCAAGTCCGCCGGTAAGGAAGTCGCAGCCGAGATCAAGGCGCAGATCGCCGCGCGCAAGGAAGAGATACTCGCCGCGCAATTCACGCGGGCGTTGGACACGGCGCACCCGCAAGGCCACGCGGCGGCTAAGGATTTATTGGACCGTATCGCACCGCCTGAGAGCAGGACGGACGTGACCACGAATGGCGAGCGGCTAGGCTATGTCATCATGGCGCCGGCAGAGGCAGAGGACGCCGAGGCATGGGCGAGACAGCATCAGCCCCAAGCGTAGTCTGGAAGCCCCAGAAGGGACCGCAAACGGCGCTGCTGACCTGCCCGGTTTTTGAGGTTTTCTTTGGCGGGGCACGCGGCGGCGGCAAGACTGACGGGATGCTTGGCGAATGGGCCGTTCATGCGGACCGATACGGCAAGCAAGCTATTGGCCTGATGGTCCGCCGCACGCGGACAGAGCTGCAAGAGACATTCGAACGGGCGCGGGCGTTGTTCACACCATTGGGCGCGCAATTTACCAGCGTCCCCATGCGTTGCGTGATGCCAGGCGGGGCAAGACTGACCTTCGCCTACCTTGAGCGCGACGCGGACGCCGAGAGCTACCAGGGCCACAGCTACACGCGGGTTTATGTTGAGGAAGCGGGCAATTTCCCCAGCCCGGCGCCGATCTTGAAGCTATTCGCCACGCTGCGAAGCGGTACGGGCGTGCCCTGCCGCATTAGGCTGACGGGCAACCCCGGCGGGCCTGGGCACCAATGGGTAAGGGCGCGCTACATTGACCCGGAGCCGATGGGCTGGCGGGTGATGAAGGACGATGTGAGCGGCTTGGAGCGGGTCTATATCCCGTCCCGCGTTGGCGATAACCGGCACTTGGGCGCGGATTACGTGGCGCGGCTGCGGGCCAGCGGCGCGCCGCAATTGGTGAAGGCTTGGCTTGACGGCGATTGGTCGGTCATCGCCGGAGCGTTCTTTCCTGAATTTGATCTACGCCGGCACGTCATTGCGCCGCGCGAATTGCCTGAGCATTGGTTCCGGTTCCGGTCTTTGGACTGGGGCAGCGCTAGGCCTTTCAGCGTGGGCTGGTGGGCCGTGTCTGACGGCGAATTGCCTGACATCCCCCGCGGTAGGCTGGTGCGTTACCGGGAATGGTATGGCAGCACTGGCAAGCCGAATGAAGGCTTGCGAATGACTGCCGAGGAAGTGGCGCAGGGTATCGCGCAACGTGAGGCGGGCGACCCCAAGCCTGAGAATGGCCTTCATGGCGTTGCCGATCCGGCCATCTTTGCTAGTGACGGCGGCCCATCCATTGCCGAGCGCATGGCGCGGTCGGCCAAGGTTTTCTTCCGCCCTGCGGACAATGCCCGCGTGTCGCGCCAAGGTGCGCTTGGCGGGTGGGATCAAGTTCGGGCCAGGTTGCGCGGTGATGAAACAGGGCCGGGTTTGCTGATTTTCAGCACATGCCGCGACCTGATCCGGACCTTGCCGGCGTTGCAGCACGATCCGGATAGGCCGGAAGATGTGGACAGCGACGGCGAGGACCACGCGCCAGACGAGGCGCGTTACGCTTGCATGAGCCGGCCTTGGGTGCGGCAAAAGCCCGTGCATCAGCCGGGCGCGATTGTATCGGTTGGCGCGTCAAATACCGCCACCTTTAACGACTTGTGGAAAACCGCGCCGCGCGCTTCGCGGTGGTGATGGAGTTCAAGCCATGTCTATGAATGCGCCGTTTTCGCCCGGCGAGACGCTCACGCTTGCCGTGACGGATGCCAGCAGCAACGCCAGTTTTGGTGCGGCGGGGGCGCAGGCTTCCGTGATCGAAGTGCAGAACTTGGGCACGCTGACGTGCTTCATTGCCTTTGGCGCGACCGCCACCACGGCAGGCTATCCGATTGGCGCGGGGCAGTCCAAGGTGGTCAGCAAGGCGCCAGGCGTGGCGCAGATCGCGGCCATCTGCGCGACTGGGCAAAGCACGACGCTTTACGTCACGGCGGGCCAGGGGCGCTAACTTGTTTCAGCGCATCAACACGCGGCTACGGGCGGGCGGCAACGCTGGCGGTATCGCGTTTGATTTCAGGTCCGGAGCGCTTGATCCGCGCATCACTTTCACGCGCGCATCTGCGGGGTGGTTTTTCAACAGCGCTGGTAATTTGACCGAGGCTGCGACCAATGAACCTCGCTTTGATTATGACCCTGCAACGCTTCAGGCGCGCGGGTTGTTGATTGAAGGCAGCAGTTCAAACATTGCACTGCATTCGCGCGATTTCACGCAAGCCGCATGGTCCAAGACCAATATCACCGCCGCGCTCGATGTGACCGGCATTACCGGCGTGGCCAATAGCGCATCGCGCCTGACCGCCACGGCTGGCAACGGGACGGCGCTGCAAACCATCACGTCAGCAAGCGCTTTGCATGTCAGCAGCTTCTTCGCTCGGCGCATTACCGGCACCGGAACGGTGGAGATCACGCAAGACAACGGCGTGACTTGGACGGCAATCACCATCATTGCCGCGTGGCAGCGGTTCAACGTGCCAGCCGCGACGGTGACAAACCCGGTGATCGGTTTCCGGCTCGGCACGAATGGCGATGTTATTGCGGTGGATGTGGCGCAATGCGAAGTTCGGCCATCCCCATCTAGCCCAATTATCACCACATCTGCGGCAGTGACGCGCGCTAACGAACCGGCTTCCATCACAACGCTATCGCCTTGGTTCAATCCGACTGAAGGCACTATGTTTGTTGAATGCTTGCCGATTGATGCGGCGCAAACAGCCAATCCTTTTATGATTACCTCTGGCGTTAGTACCAACGAATATCGTTTTCGTTTTTCAGGAAGCACTTTTGGCGCCGCAATACAAGATTCTGTGGGAGGCGTTACTTTTTCCTACACGCCAGCAACTTCAGGCAACATCATCTATAAAGGCGCGCTTGCTTATGCCGCAAACAACAGCGCGGCGGCAGTAAATGGGGTTGCTTCTGCGACAGATACGACCGTTACATTGCCGACCGGGTTGAACGTGGCGCGTATCGGTGTCGGCACTAATGGCGTTGCTTCCTTCATGAACGGCTGGATCAGCCGCATTGCCTATTACCCATCACGCCTTTCCAACGCCACGCTTCAGGCGCTTACGGCATGACCTGGACCTACACCTTCCACCGCTTCACCAATCGCGCGGCTTTTGACGCGGCCTATGACGCGGCAGGCTTTGCGCGTGAAGGCGGGCAGATTGCACCGCCTGAGACAATGGCGCTGGACGTGTGCGGCACTTTGTATAACTTTGCGCAATACAATGCCCAGAGCGTCATGACCAAGCCGCCCGCAGCGCTGCAAGGCTATCACGTCAATGCAGCATGGGCTGGCGAAGTGCCTGATGCTTTTAAGGCTAGCGTTGTTGTGCCAACTGCCCCGAGGAGGGTTTTCGCGTAATGTCGCAGGAACCCGACGATCTTGATTATGACACGCCTGCCGGCAAATACCGCCGGTGGATTGTCGAGATCGAGCAAGCCGATCAGTGGTGCAATAACTGGTATCAAACGGCGCAGCGATGCTTGGACCGATATCGCGACGAGCGCAAGAACGCATCTTCCTCGGATGACGGCGAGCGCCGCATCAACATCTTTTGGTCAAATGTATCGACCTTGCAGCCGGCGCTTTACGCGCGCCGCGCGAAGCCAGTGGTTGAACGGCGCTTCAAGGATGCGGACCCAATTGGCCGCACGGCGGCGGAAGTGCTGGAGCGCGCGGTCACTTTT